TTATTAGGTGTTTTCAAGTTACGTAGCAGGCCATACATATTTTTCGTATTATGTATTAGTAAATATTCACCCCAATACCAACATGTAGTAGCAAATAAAGACTCGAACACGGGGAGGAAGAAGTCATTAGTATCTCGTTTATACTGATTCAAAGCATCTAAAGTAGTTGCAATACCCTCGCCTGACAACATTTGTGGAACTGCAGCCCTCATGAACCCGGGTCTTGGTAACACTAATCGTCTTGTCAAGTGTGACCACCAATGCGCTTCAACTGTTTCGCATCCTGGTTGTGCTAGCCAGTACCTCATTTGTTGCCTAGCTTCATATGCATCTTCATGTACCCTATGGTTACGGATATACTTGAATAACACTGTTTTGAGCTCTGCGACGTTAAAGTCAAACTGAATATTCAGGTCATCAGAGATCTTAATATACCTAATCTTTTGTTCTGATAGACCAAGGTCTATGTCCTGGTCTATTAAGAAAGGTGTATTACGTAGGTTTCCGTTCATCATTTTGTTTAGTATTGCTACTTCTTTCATGGTGAAACCGTCTAAATTCATAACCCCATGGTAACGGTTCAAGTCCGCTAGTTCAACATCATTGTCCGGAACTAACCTATTTACTGGTGTTAGTATGAGCTCATCTGACGTAGTCGTTTTGAACAAGTCCGCTGGTATTTTGAAGAGCCCGTTTACGAAGCCCATGTGGTCACCAAAGTGCTGCCCACTGCTTGAGTGCCCATCATCGTAAGTGTACATCTTCCAAACTTTGATATCTTTAACAAAACTATACTGCTCCTTTTGGGCGTCAGTCATGTCCTGTGGGTTGTCATACAGTGCCGCAGGCACGCCATCCACCCACGTGTCAAGCTCACGTATCCAATGGTAGATATCTCTGTCATATTTAGTTATCCCCACAGCTGTGTCGATTGTTCTTATGTATTCACATAATTTGTCAACTTTTTGCGTTTGGTTTGCCGCTTCCACAATTTCTTTGACCAGCTCCAGTCTAAGCTTAATCTTATGATTATACTGAGTGTTCTTCTCTACCATGTCTAGTTTTGCTATGTATTGATAAAACACAAATAACAGGGACATTGAGTTGTCGTAGAATTTGTTAGTAATTACCGAGTCAAAGTACTTGTTTAGGCGTTGTTCCTTCAAATCTGTTGAGGTACTTATTTCACGCAACATTTTAAGAACAGCCACGTATGATGGAGTTCCATCTGTGTTTAAACAAGCTTTGTTCAAGCCAAACACTGATTGTTGGTTTGGTCCGACTAAGATGCTTTGTTTGATGCCATATATAGTACCTTTGGCCATGCTGACCGCAGTCTGTCGCATCTGTTCTGCTATAGTACTTATCGCCCAGGGCTTTTCACGGTTTTTAAGTCCGTCCTGGTCACACCCTGCCCGTTTTGCGGTCTCAGGTGTTTCAAATATTTTATTGTCCTTCTGGACATCATGCTTAGTTTTGCCGACCTTTTGGATGTCTAGTATGTCTAGACGCAAGTGTGTTTTGGCCCAGATCTGACCATCAATATATTTGACTACTGCAGCAGTCGCGTTGATGAAATTGCTGATGGGTTGCATCGTGTTAGAAAAGATTTTAAAACAGGGATTGTATG